CTTCAACAATATTTGGGTTAGCCATTTAAATTTTCTCCTAGTTTATCCAAACACAATCGACATTGCGATTGCTTTACCTGTTGTTGCTCGTTTTGCATAAGTTAAATTCCCAGATGTGTCTGACACCAAACAATCACCATTAGTTGATGCAATTGTACCAGGGAGTGTGATTGTTACATTTGATACAACGACTGTGGGCGCTTGAAGAGCAACAAAATTGCTTGAGTCTGCATCAGCAAATCTTACGTCACCTTGAGACTGTACTGTTACGTTTCCAGAAAAAACTGGGTTGTTGAAGTCTAAATCAGAAAGTGTGGTGTCTCCAGAAACTGTCAGTGACCCTACAATTGCAATATTACCAGAAACTGTAGTGTCTCCAGATACAGTCAAATCATTGTTGACTGTGACATTCTGACTTGAATCTAAAACAATTGCATCGTTTCCACCAGTTTGAATCTTGAGAACGGCAGTGCCATCTGAAGTCTGAATTAGACCCTGAGGATTTGTAGATGAATTAATAATTGTTGCCATTTATCTTCCTTAGAGAATGACGAAGCGACTGCCAGCAGGAACTGTAATTGTCGCTCCACTTGCAATTGTAAGTGGACCTGTTGTCATTGCATTTTTTCCTGCTGTAATTGTGTATGTATTGTTTGCAGTTTGTTCGTTTTCATAGAAGACTTGATCTCCAGATCCACCAGTTGCACCTCCACCAACTGCACCCCAAGCCGTCCCATTGTATCCTTCAAATTGATTGATATCTGTATTGAAACGGAACGCACCAGTATTAGAATCTCCACGATCCCCGGTTGCACCTACTGGAACTTCAATTTGACTTGTTGACTGAAATACTGTATTTCCAATAATTAAGTCTGTCTGTACACTTGGAATTTCAAGATTTCCAGTTGATGGTGTATACTTTAATTGTGTAGAGTCTACGTTGACTGTAATTGCTGGACCAGACGTTAAATCTGTAAATAGAAGATATTTTTCTGTTGCAGAAAGATTATCATCTGTAATGACTGCGCCAGCATTTGTTAGCTGAGAACCATCACCAATAAAGTATGCAGCCCCAACGTTTCCAGAAAAAATTGCTGAGTTTGCATTGACAACGGCTACACCACTTTCAAACTCATTGAGTCTTGAAATGATATCGTTCGTTGTGACACGAAACTCATTAAACGTATTTGAAAGTAAAACTTGTGCAATAGGCATCTTGGGTTTCTCTACTTATTGTGTGTAATTTGCAAAAGCAATTGTTTAATTTCAAGCAGATCGCATTTCATCTGTTCAATCTCTTTTCTCTGTGAAGAAATGAGTTCATTTGTGCTTTTATTTATATTTCTATAACCTGCTTCCAATTGAACCATTTTTTCTTGATTTTGTTGTACAATCTGCATAAATGTTTCCAATTCTCTTTGTGCTTGTTTTTTTCTTTTGTAAGCAATCAACGCATTTGTGTCATTGTTTATTAATGCGCCAGATGATTCTCGGTATATACCATTTATCTCAGTTTTTTCTAGACTCATATCTGCAATGCAATTGCTCTCAAATCGGCTACTCTTGGAACTACCGCACTATTTGTAGCAGTCAGACCAATCTTAATTGCGTACTGTTTGTATGTAGTGTAAGTAATTCCATTTGAAACATACTGCACTTCACCTAAAGGACCAGTCAAAGATGAATCTGGTAATTTAAATTCAAAACCACGAAAATCGCTCTTGTCTACTAATGATGAAACTGTGTCGGCTACTTTATTCATTTCAATATACCCCTTTGAATCAAATGGATCTGGATCAGTAGAATTCTTCAGTTTCACATAGACTTTTATATCTGTGCCTGGTGGTTTGTATGCAGTAATGTATATTTTTAAGTCTTCTGCATCCTGATCTTCACCAAGCGTAATTGTTCTTGAAATGTATTTATTAATCAGATTTCCACCTGATGGATTTGTTTCATCAGTATCGTCATCATTGACCAAATTGTGAACATAGACTGAGTGTGTTCTTGAGATGTCAATGACTGGGGAAATAAATGGAGATGTTGAAGAAAGCGTCATTCTAAACTGACTTGAATTTGCACTACTCAACAAAGCAACTTCATTTGATCGTGAAAGAATTTGTTTTTCTTCCGTCATTTCATTGTTGTTGCGAACAGTCAGCCCAAAAAAGTTACTAATTTGATTTGCATTATTTGTAGTTCTTCCTTCAAAAGAAACGTTTGTTTTATTGAGTAACAAGTAGTTTGGTTCAAAGTCAAAGAGACTATACTTATATGATGAGAGCCCAGTGACAGATGCGTTTGAAGCAGAAAGAACTCCACGAATCACATCATTTGCATGGAATTTTCCATTGCTGTTTGTGACATAAATTTCATCCTCTTCTTCAACAATATCATAAAGAATTCCTTCACCACGCTCAATTGAACTTATTACTGCGGTAACACCTTTTGACACATTATTTGCAAAGAGAACGTTTGCAGTTTCACCAACAGTGTACCCAGTCCCATTTGTAAAATGTCTTGTCCCAGAAATTGTAACAACAGAAGAATTTGCAGCCGAAGTAATCCCAACTAGCTTATCTGTTACTGCAATTGTGCCACCAGTAATGCTTGCAAGAATTAATTGGTCTGAGCCACGCACAGATTCCCCATGCCGAAGAAGTGTTGTTCTTGCATTTGAAACTTCTAAAAATTCAACTGGCTCATTTCCAAATGTAACTGTTCTGGATGTTGCAGTATTGAATTCTGCACGATTTACACGAAGCATTAAATCTAGATCAAGAAGTGGTACCCAGTTTAAGTCATTGTTTGTTGTAAACAGTGTTCCTTGATGCGCTCTGGAAGTAATTGGATTACCAGTTCTTAAATCTGTCTCACCCAATCTTGAAACCCAAAGATAGTAATCTGGGTTTGTTTGATCTGTATGTACAACAAAAGCGTACTGAACATTGTTTCTTAAAAAAACTGGTGCTGGGAAATTAACTTTTGTTGCAGTTGGCAGTGTTCCAGATGCAATTGTTGAAGTCACATTGATCTGTGCGCTTGACAGACGAACCTCACTGAGAGGAACTTGAGTTCTTGAAACACCACCAGAGTTATCCATCTCACGAATTTCAAACCAGCAGCCAAGTGTTGGGTGTTTTGCTTGAAAGAATAAGTCTACACTTGTAACATAAATTCCTTCGTCATCAGTTTTTAGTCCCTCACGCACAATGAATGAGTACGCAAGGCAGCAACTATACACTGGTCTTGGTCGAGCCGCAATGAAGTCTGCTTGTCTTGTTTGACCAAGGTTTGCTTGAAAATCAAGAATTTTTGGTTCAATAATTGTTTGTCTTGTTGAAACTGTTGTGTTTTGCTTTGTCTGAATTAGACCTTGTGCGACATAGTATTGTCTAACAGAAGACGTTGCATTTATATCATTTGTAATGCTGTCTGTAACCACAACTTCTTTTGTTCCAGTACGGAAACGAATTCTTCTTTCATTTGCCGCAGAATCGTGTTTTGGAATGCGAAGAAAAATATATAGATTACCACTTGCGTTAGATGTAAGTGCTGAGCCTTCTGCTCCCGTTGCATTAAAACTACTATCCGCTGGTGTGCAGAAATCAGACATTGCTTCACCATCAAAGAACACATAATGTCTTGTATTTGGTTTTACACCAGTAGCAGTAAGTTGAATTGTTGTTTCACGAACATGAGTAATAATGCTTACATCCGTTACAAAGTTGCCAAGTTCAACTTTTTTACTTGTAGATTCTCTTATTTCGTTTTGAATTCCTGTACGAACTTGATCAAAAACTTCTACAATGGATGCATCTTGAAAATTCTGAGAAAATTGTCTACCTCTTGCTTGAGCAGAAGCTAGATCATTAAATGTCCCTTGCACTGTCCCACCAACAACAACATTATATCCAGTAACTATTTTTTGCCAATTATTCCATTGTTGATTTGTGTTTACGTTTTGTATACGTCCATCAATTGTAATGTCTTGTTGTTCTGCGTTTTTTGTATTAACCCATGTATCTGTATCTGGATTAAGTGAAAGTCTTCCGTTAAATCTAAAACTTGCTTGTTCAACGTTTTTAGTTGTGCTTGATCTTAATTGTTCAAAGTAAGTAGTTTCAGTATATGGCAGCGTAATGAGATCGCCAGTTTTTTGCCCAGTTGTAGAAACAAAGTTATATTTAAAGTCATTTTGTTTGAAGACTGGGCGAATGCTTCTTTCTTCAGAGTCAATTGCAATGTTGTAGTCTGAATTGAATGTTGCACCAAATATATCGCTAGAGAATGAGTCAACAAAGACACCATTTTTAAAACGATCATTCCCAGAAGCATCTAGAATTGCAGTATTGATTGCACTCTTTTCAAGAGCATTGAGACTTGAGAAATACTCTAGATTTTCAATTCTCTTTTTTAGAGATCCAATTTCACGCATTGTCACACGATCATAGACTGAACGTTTTATCACACATGCTAGATCATTTCTATTCAATAATTTTCCAAGTGCTGGGGAAATTGATGGGAATGGAGTTACAAAAATAGAACTGAGAGCCATTAAATTATCTGGCACTGGAGGTGCAACTGGCGCAGAAGATGCGGTTCCTTTAACAACAATAAAGTTACTTTCTTCATCAACTGCGACAACATCAACTCTAGGTAAAAAGAATGAGTAGTCAACTGAAATTTGACTTTCTGGGAATGGAAGTCTTAAACCATTTGCTTCAAAGTTAAATCCGTTTGAAGCCGCAGGATTTTCTGTTGCCCCACCAACTGTTGTAGAGTCTGATGCGGTATTTGTTTTAACTGGACGAAAATCTAATACATTTCTGAGATCAAACACACCACCAGTTGTTGTTGATCTGTATCTTGGAATTTCGCTTGTACGAATGGTTGTAGTGCTTACTGTTGTGTCATTGATTGGATAAGAGTCTACGCTGAAATACCCAACACCTTGTGAAAAGTCTGGTTGAAAGTAATCAAGTTCAACGAGTAGATAATCACTTGCCGTTAAAGTAATTTGTGGTGTGATCTTTGCATGATCATAGAATTCATCTCTTTGTCCATTGTCAAAAGTAAACGATGAAGTAACATCTGTACCTTGTGACGCAGTTGAAAATGAACTTGTATCTTTTCGTATTGAACGAATTTGATAAACGTCAGAGAATCCTAAATTGATTGGGTCTGTTAGACTTGCCAATGATGCACAGTTTGCAGTCACATAGCGACTTGGGCGAAGTGTTTTATTGATCTGCACCGCACCAACTCTAGAAATCTTTGTTGAAACTGTTGCGGAAACAGTTGACGGGAAAGTTTCTTTTAGATCAAAGTTGAGTGCAACAGAAGATGGCGCAAAGACTGTGCGAACAGTTCCAGTATCTACACCTTTATTTGTTAGATCAATGATATCACCATTCTTGTAGACTTTGGTAATTGTTTCGCCAGAAAATGATGTTGGAAATGTCCCAGCAATTGTAAGTGACGTATTATTTGCGATTGAATTCACATAGAAAGTTCCAGATACGTTTGCAACTTCAATCTTATCACCAACATTTAATCTTGTAAAGAATGTACTTGTCCCAGTAATTGTATTTGGAGTAGAATTTGCGCCAGTCCCACCGAGAGCAATTGCTACGTTTTCATTGAAATTGAGAAGAATTTGTTTTCTCTCTGAAGTAGAAAGAAACCCGCTTCCGTATGGGAAACTTTCACTTGGGATTGTAATTGAAGTTGAAAATATTCCAGTAGTTGCAATTGTTACGTTTTGTGTTCTCTTAAATGTAAATGTAGTATCTGAAAGTCCTTGTGGATCACGAATTGTACGAACTGCATCTGATCCGATTGGAAACAGAAGTGTTGATGTTGTCGTATCTCTGAGAACTGTTGCGCCAGAAACTTGTACAGTGTCACCACCTGTGTTTGCAATACCAGCAGAAAGATTGTTTACGAATACGTTTTCAACTTGTGAAAATGTATTACTTCCTATCATCTTTATGTCTGTGAGATAAAGACGAACTCTACCCGTAGGTGTTCCAAGTGTTCCAGACTCATACTCTACAGATTTTACTTTAGCAGAACCAATTTGATTTCCAGTTTGTGCGCCAGTTGACCAATTATTACTTGTAAGCCGTGTTTGTGCGGTGTCAAATAATTGAACTGTTGTTCCTCTGTCAAGTGTCCATGGACCAGTTACTTCTTGAAGTTCAATATAGTTTCCAAGTCTTGCTGGAATAATTTGTGAATTCACATCTTCAAAAGTAAGACCTTTGTCAGTCTCAATGTTTGTTGTTACAAGTGTAGAGACTTCATAGCCTTTTACATATGCAGTCCCTGGCTCAATTCCAATTGAAAGTAAATTTGTATTGCCACCATTTGCTAAAATAAGAAATCCTTGATTTGTTCCGTCATCTAAATGTTCACGAACTCTTACGTTGAGCCCATTTACAACATAGTCGCCAGATTCATTGAAAGTTCTTTTTGCTAATTCGTCACGAATTACATTATACTGTGGCTGATCAAGTAGTCTTGTTGTGACTCCATTCTTAATGACGAACACTTCAACAAAGTCTGGAAGTGTTGCTGGATCATCTAATTCTAATCTTGTAAGAATCGGAACTACTTTATATCTATCAGCACCTGGTGCAGAGAAGTTTGGTGTGCCTTGTGCATTGTCAAGCAGTGATGAATCGTCAATGAAGTCAACTGTTGTCTCAACAATTTCAAAACCAATTCTGCAATTTGCATCTGGACTATATCTTTCAGCAACAACAGACTGTGCATCAAAAGAAAGAAACTGACCTTTTGAAAAAAGAACACCAGAGTCAATCGCAAAGATTGATCCTGTGCCTGTTGAGTTTGTGCTGAGTGTAGCGATGTTAGCAGTATTTGTTGTCAGCACTTCTCCATTCTCAAATTCTGAGATTGTGCCAGCACCAGTTGTGTAGCGAACAAAAAGTGTCTTTGTATTTGTTGCAGTTTCTACACCATCTGCAACTTTAAGAACTTTTGCTTTAATGCCATTTGTCTGACCAGTAATTTCTTGACCAATTAAATTATTTAAAATGTATGTATTTGAACCCACATCTAAATCACGAATTTTGACAAACTTAACATCTCTTTCAGTGTCAAAACTTCCACCAAGAACTAAACTTCCTTCTTTAAAAATATGTTGACCAAAACGATCAATTTGTGTTTGAAGAATTGTTTGAAGCTGAGTTAATTCTCTTGCTTGTACTGGGCGACCTGAACGAAACAAAACACGTTGAAACTTTTTGTTCTCATCAAAATCGTCAAAGTACGGCGACTGATTAAAATTGATTGTCATGAATTACTCTAATTAGAACTGAATAATTAATTTAATATCTTCTATTTGATCATCTGCTCTTGCAATTGGCACACGATTTTCAACATAGAGAATGTCACCACTGTATGGCTCAAGTCCTGGTGTTGAAACTACAGCGACAGTTCCAGTTGCACCCGAAGTATTTCCTGTGAGAACTGCGCCGTTCGCAAACTCAAGATTTAATGGAGTTTTTGTAAACAAATTACTTGAAGATGCATTCCATTCAACAATCACTGCACTGTTTGACCCAGCATCATTAACCAATTCATCAATTTGGAAAGTGCCAGAAACTCCAGAAAGTGTGTAACGATAAGACTGTCTCTGTAGAACTGAAAGTGAGCGATTTGTTGTTCCATATTCAAATGGATCACGAATGACAGAAATTTGTCTGAATTCATTTGATGTGCTGAATGT